TTCTTTACTTACCAAATCTTCATTTTCTAATACATCTATTATTCCGTGTTGTGGTAATGTAGATATGATATAGCGTATGTAGTTTGTGCTTACTCTATTCGTTTCAATATCTATATCACTTCCACTTAAATCTATAACATTCAAAGTGGTATCCTCATTAAAAGAGTAATTAATATCATACGCTACTGGAGGATTATTTTTTGTAATCAAAATACTACTCAATATAATTACTCTATCATTTGGCAAATTAATAAAATCTCCCGTATTCTTCACTTCAGATGGATTATTATTAATCGATACATTAAAAGTTGTATTTGTTAATTGTTCTACTGATATTACATCATCATTTATTAATGAAATTGATACAATTGAACCAGGTTTTGTATAAACATATAAAGCCGAATTTTCAATATTATTGGTTATATCTATATTTCCTTGATTTGAACCATCTATTATTCTAACCTTATCTATGTTGAAACCTAATGATGGAAATGGTAACATATCAATTGGTACATACACATCAAGTATTACATCTGGGTCTACATTTCCAGTATCTGGATTAATAGTGCTACCATATTTTGATATAAGTGATGTTATATTTGTTTTAACTAGATTACGTTTTTCATCTTCTGAAAGTGTGTTATAATCATCTACACTCATGTTTACATATGAACTGTCTAACTCTGTATATGATGTAATTTCACCATCTATTATATTTACGATTGGGTCTGGTAAAACATCTGGCAATGGATTTACAGCAATAGTATATTGAGGATTCAATGGAACAACTAACACTGAAAACATTGTAACAGCAAACTCATTATAATCATCATAAGCAGTTATTGTTATATTTGAAATTCCAGTATTACTAGTATTGTATGTTAATCTTAATTTATATTCATTAATACTGACACTTAACAAGTCCGGATTATCATTATTAAGAGTATATGTTAATATATGTCCGTTTGCATCATAAAATGTATTTGTTATGTCTATTACCGTTGCGGTTTGTCCTTGACTCACTATGATTGGAGCTATTAAATTAGCAACAATGGGTGGTTTTTGAAATGAGATAAAAAAAGTTTTTGAAAAACTATATGTTCCATCGTTTGATGTTATTTGAGTCGTATAACCATTTATAGTTCTATCAGTAAAAATAGCATTGGTATATAATTTATCACCTTGAACGTAGAAATGAGTAGTGTCATTCAATGTATAAACAAATGAAAACGAATTTACATCTTTACTACTAATTCTACCGATTTCTATTCCAGCTGATACATTATAAAGAATGGTCGTCGCAGATAAATATATATCTGTAGGTCCAAATACATTGGCTAATGTTCGATTCACACTTAATTTCGAACTTCTTGTTAATTGTGACAACCGCATACTTCTAGTTATTGACGTATTATTTGTTGATGTTGATTTTTTAGAAGTAGCAGTTGTTGAAACTCTGGGGTTGGCACTAAACATTTTTGGCATTTTTCCCCCTTATTATAAAATCAAGATAGAAAATTGAAAATGTAATAAAACAAACCTATTAAACATATATCTATATACTAACGTATAACTATGTCTACTGCTACTACTAGTTCAGCTCTCGCAAAACAATATCAACGTAAAACCGATAAACAACATATTCTGGATAATCCAGATACGTATATCGGTTCGGTTGAAAATGTTGATTCACAAATGTGGGTATACGACGATGAATCAAAAAAGATTGTGTTGCGTGATATTGAATACATTCCGGGATTATACAAATTATTTGATGAAGGTATTGTCAATTGCCGAGACCATGTAATTCGTATGATTCATTCGCCATTACTTGATAAAAAATTCGTTACCTTCATTGAAACGAATATTGACGAAGATGGGACTATCACGTTGAATAATGATGGTAACGGTATTGACATTGCTAAACATCCGGAGTATGATATTTGGATTCCGGAAATGGTTTTCGGTCATTTGCGAACTTCCACAAATTATAATAAGGATGAAAAGCGTATAGTTGGTGGTAAAAATGGTTTTGGATTCAAGTTGGTTTTAATTTGGTCTTTATATGGTCGTGTAGAAACCATCGACCATACACGTGGTTTAAAATACGTTCAAGAATATCATAATAATCTTGATAACATTTCTCCTCCTGTCATTACGAAAGTTCCAAAGACTACTAAACCTTATACCAAGGTCTCGTTTAGACCGGATTATGCTAGGCTAGGAGTTCAAGGATTGACACACGATATGTTGGCATTGTTAAAGAAACGTGTATATGATATTGGTGCTGTAACCGACCACTCTATCAAGAAAATCAAGGTTATGTATAACAATAATCTAATTCCTGTCAAAAACTTTCAACAATATATTGATCTATATATTGGTGGTAAAGATACTTCCAAAAGAGTATATGAATCAAAGGACGAACGTTGGGAATACGCAGTTGCTATTTCACCTACACACGAATTTACACACGTTTCATTTGTTAATGGTATTTGTACTTTCAAGGGTGGAAAGCATGTTGATTATATTACAGGTCAAATTACACGTAAGCTTTGTGACTACATTGAAAAGAAAAAGAAAATCAAGGTTAACCAATCTGCTATTAAAGAACAACTTATGCTATTCCTCCGTTGTGATATTGAAAATCCTGCTTTTGATAGTCAAACAAAGGATTATATGAATACGCCATTCGCAAAATTTGGTTCGTCTTGTAGTGTGTCTGATGGATTTATTGAAAGAGTTGCGAAGATGGGCGTCATGGAAACTGCTTGTTCTTTAACAGAAGCAAAAGAAAATAAGCTGGCAAAGAAAACGGATGGTTCTAAAACCAAATCTGTTCGTGGAATTGCTAACTTCATTGATGCTAATTTCAGTGGAACCAATCAATCCAAAGACTGTATTCTCATATTATGTGAGGGACTTAGTGCTATGTCTGGTATTGTTTCTGGATTATCCAGTGATGACCGCAACATTATGGGAATTTACCCTTTAAAAGGTAAGTTATTGAATGTTCGTGGAGAGCAACTCAAGAAAATTGCTGAAAATAAAGAAATCAATGATATTAAGAAAATTCTAGGATTGGAAACCGGAAAAGAGTATAATACAATTGATGACGTTCATAGGTTTCTTCGATATGGAAAGATTATGTATATGACAGATCAAGATTTGGATGGATCGCATATCAAAGGATTGTGTATTAATCTATTTCATAGTGAATGGGGGTCATTGGTTAAGATTCCTGGTTTCATTTCGTTTATGAATACTCCTATCCTTAGAGCTAAGAAAGGTTCACAAGTCAAGTTGTTTTATAACGATGGTGAATACAATCGTTGGAAGGAAACATTTGAAGGGGGCGTTCCAAAGGGGTGGGTCATTAAGTATTTTAAGGGTCTTGGTACTTCTACGTCCAACGAATTCAAAGACTACTTCTCGAATAAGAAAATCGTTGACTTTGTTTATTCCGGTAAAACCAGCGATGATACTATTGATAAAATTTTCAATAAAAAACGTGCTGATGACCGAAAGGGGTGGTTGGAAAACTATGATAAGGATTCTTACCTCGATACGAATCAACCCAGCGTTCAATATGAAGAATTCATAAATCAAGAAATGATCCATTTCAGCACTTATGATTGTGCTCGTTCTATACCTAATATGGTTGACGGTTTAAAGATATCTCTAAGAAAGATTCTATTCTCTGCTTTTAAAAGGAAACTTACATCAGAAATTAAAGTAGCACAATTTTCAGGATACGTTTCAGAACATAGTGCGTATCATCACGGTGAAGCTAGTTTGAATGGTGCTATTGTAAATATGGCACAAAACTTTGTTGGTTCTAATAATATTAATCTTTTAGAACCGAACGGTCAGTTTGGCACTAGGTTACACGGTGGCGATGATAGTGCTTCAGAGAGATATATATTCACTATGTTGAACTCCATGACTAGACATTTATTTCCAGAACTAGACGATAACGTTTTGAATTATTTAAATGATGATGGGGCTATTGTTGAACCAGATTACTATGTTCCTATTATACCATTTGCGTTGATTAATGGAATCACTGGTATTGGAACAGGCTTCTCTTGTAGTATTGCCCCTTATAACCCGAGTGTAATTATTCAATATTTGAAAAATAAATTAACCAAAAAAGATGTTTCTGCTATTGAATTTGTGCCATACTATGAAGGATTCAAGGGTAGTGTCAAAAAAATATCTGATAATAAATACTTGATTAAGGGTCTTTATGAAAAGATTGCTGATGATAAAATACGCATTACTGAATTACCTGTGGGTTCATGGACTATGCCATATACGTCTTATCTAGAAGGTCTTGTTGATGGAACGACTGATAAGAATGGTAAGAAAACTTCTCCTCAACTCCGTGATTTTACATCAGTGTCTACAGAGGTTACAGTAGACTTCACAGTGGTTTTCCCTAGAGGCAAACTAGCCCAATTGGAAGGCGAAATTGATGCCAATGATTGTAATGGCGTTGAAAAACTACTCAAACTATTTACTACAGTTAGCACTACCAATATGCATATGTTTAATTCTCAACGTAAGCTTCATAAGTATTCGTCACCAGAAGAAATTATCGATGACTTCTATGGAGTAAGAATTAATGTTTATCAAAAAAGAAAGGAATATCTCATTAAAGAGATGGAAAGAAAGCTGGTTAGATTATCGAATCGTGCGAAATATATCCAAGAAACATTAGCTGGAACTATTGATTTGAGACGCAAGAAATCCGAACAAGTTACAGAACTCCTTACAAAAAAGAAATACGATATGATTGACGGTGATTTTAAATACCTTATTAAAATGCCTATGGATTCCGTCACAGAAGAAAATGTTGCTAATATTATGAAAGAAAAAGAAAATACAGAACTTGAACTTGATACTCTTCGCAAAACTACTGTTGAAAAAATGTGGATTACTGAATTGAATACTCTAGAAAAAGAATACGCAAAATACAAGACTAAACGTGAAAAAATTCAAACTGAAGGTCCTTCGAAGAAGTCTTCACAAGCTACTACTAAAAAGAAGGTTGTCGTCAAAAAGAAAAAGTAAATAGTTATCAGATTGTAAAAATATAATATCTTGTAAATACTATATTTTTTATTTTACAAAACAGTGGTTTCAAATATTTTACTCGTTACCAAATAAGGGTCGCAATTTGAACTTGGACGTCTATCTTCAAAATATCCTTTTTTATTTCGCATATTTGTATTTCCAATTCTTACGGATGCACCCCTATTCGCAGTTCCAAATGAAAATACATTATATGAGGCGGTTTCATGTTGTCCGGTCATTCTCAATTCGTTTCCTGAACCATATACATTCATATGTTCGTTATGTTTTTTTGATAATTTATCAATTGCTTCGTTGATATAATCTAATCCTGTTTTATTTTTAGTTCCTTCACGCATTTTTTTTGTACTATAATTTGTATGACAACCCGAACCATTCCAATCTCCTGATAATGGTTTTGGTTCAAAGTTAATAATTACATTGTGTTTCTCGGCTATTTTTTGTAATATATATCTAGAAATCCATAAATGATCTCCGGATTCTATTCCTACACAAGGTCCTACTTGATACTCCCATTGTCCTGGTGCTACTTCCGCATTCATACCAGATACTATTACTCCATAATTTATACATTCCAATAAATGCTCTTCTGCTATTTTACGCCCAAAAGCATTTTCAGCACCTACGCTACAATAATATTGTCCTTGTTTTTTATTTTCATCAAATCCTAGTGGGTTATTTGTCTTTGGGTCTATTATAAAATACTCCTGTTCTATACCAAACCACGGCTCTTCCTCCAAGTTTTTATTAAAAATATAATTTGCGTATTCTCTGTTATTTGTTAATAATGCCGTATTTTCTGGAGTGTATGTATCACATAAAACCAATACGTGAAATATATCGTGTCTTGATGTAAACATACTTCGTGGTTTAATAATCACTTCGGAGTCATTTCCTTGTGCTTGACCTGTTGAACTTCCATCATAATTCCACTCTGGAATGTCCTTAATGTTATTTATTTCTGTATTATACATTACTTTCACCTTTGAACGTAGTTTAAAATCATTGTCTATCCAGACATATTCTACGCGAACTGAGAACATTGTTATATTATTATTTACCATATTTTGTTTATGTTATTTTTTGTAAAAATTGAATAGTTAAAAACAATAGAACTCTAATATATACATATGCCAAAAATATGGAAGAATTTTTAGTAAAAGGACAACGCTACACATTTTACACGTCAAGTAAAGTATTTAATGCGGTATTCGAACAAATTACTGAACCAAATGATACACTACACGTCACCAAATATAATACCAATAATGACTTAGGAACAGTCCCTGGTGTAAGAACTATGCCATTTTCATGGATTAAAAATATCGAAGTTTATAAAGACCCTGAAGACGATATTGAAATCATTGACTTATCAGATACACTCATTTCTATGAGAAAAAAAAAGAAAAAGAAACAGTTGATTGATAATTTTATGTTATGAATATCTATACAATTATGTTTTCTATACAAAAAAGAACCCTTCTTTTTTTATTTGCTTGTATTCCTATTAGAATTATATTAGCTATATTACCCTTTTTTATTGAACCTTCTTATTTACCCTATTACGGTGCGTTATTATTACTACCTACTATTGGATTTTTATATTTGTATTTTAATAATTTACGTCTTAATGCCTTTGAAGCTGGAGGTAATACGTGGTGGGCGAATATGAGATTAGTCCACGGATTCCTCTTTTTAGCTGCTTCTATTTACGCATTTCAAGAAAAAATACTAGCGTGGATCCCATTAACAATTGACGTTGTCTTTGGGCTAGTACTTTTTATTCATAATTATTTATTTTAACATATTGGCTCTCGACATAAAACACAGCAATCCCCAGAATGTTTGTTATATTTTATATTATTTGTAAAGCAAACAGCACATACTTTATGCTTACATTTAGGTATGACATAATTGGTTTCTTCGAATTCCGTCATACATACAGGACACGTTTCTACTTCTGGCTCTGATAATGTCATCACTTTTATGACATCATCACATTTTTCGAGTGTTTTATTTATGTTTTTTTTCATTTCTTTATAATCACGCATACAGTTTGGAATATTTAAATCATTAACGTTTTCATCTATGATTGGATATTCTTGTTTTATTCTATTTATTGTTCCTACTTTTGTTTTCCTGAAATAGTGTGGTGTTTTATTATAATTTAGATAATTGTCTACGTCCTCACTTAATTTTAAGTTTCGGAAAAATGTTTCGATTTCTTCGTCATACGACATCTTGTTTCATTTGATTGTGTATTATTTATATAATGTAAAAGTATTCAATTTTCTACTGATGTTTTTGGTTCATTACGTGCTTTTTCACACACTTCTATAGCATTTATTGTTTCAAAGATTTTCATCATATCTCCATTACCGTTAGTTACTTCGTTTAATATATTTTTTACTTCACCTTCACTTTCCGCATATTTTCGAATATCTTTAACAGCATTCTTAAAATCATTCATTATTTCCTCTATTGTAATAGAAGGTCTATTCAAAATGTGTTCTGTATCAGTATCCATACTTGTTATGTTATAGTTACTTTTATCAATTGTCTCTAATTCAATTTTATATTGTGTAAATATATAGTATGGTTTATAGTGGCGCTAAACGTGGTTCACAATTACATAGTTATAATAATGGAGACTTTGGTGGTGGAGTCATAAAGGCGGGATTACCATATCAAGTTGGTCGCACTTCCGCTGTTACATATGCTTTTAGACAAACTTCTCAAAATCTTACTCTTCTAAGAGGTAGAAAAAATCGGTTATACAGACAATTACAAGAGGCTATTGCTAATCTTGCTAATAAACAAACTATTGCTGATAATGCTAATACCGCATTTATGGATGCTGATGCTGCTTTACAGAGCAAATATCTTGAAGTCAGTGCACTATATGAAGGTGCTCTTATCAACGATGATACTGATATAAATGCTATGTTAGTTGGATTAACTAGCCCCGATGATGATGCTAAAATTAATGCTTTGAATGCTGTTCTTACTGCTAGAACTAATAAAACAAACGCTCAAAATACATTAAATCAAGCGAATTTAGAACTTTCACAAGCACAAACTTTGAAAGATGCCACTCAAGCTGAGTATGATAACGCATAATTTTTTGAATATATATTATAAATATGTATATTCAAAAAAAACTTCCAATTGAACTTAAACGATACATTCATTCATATATTCCTTATCAATCATGCTTATTATGTAATAAAAAATTCGTTTTTTATAGTGAAAAAAAAATACCCATCTATGCTTTTTGTTCTATTTTTTGCTATTCAAATCATACTATTTACACCTTAACTCGTTTATGTAAATATGTATTGATAAAACATACACCAATTACTACTTTGGTGGTATTTTCACATATATTATGCATATTAACTGTTTTTTTTGTAACTTTAGTTTGGTTACCCGTATATACATGCACTATAATTTGGGTGTTTTTATTTTATTAAAACGTTAATTCGGCAAAATTGGTGGAATTCATACGCCGCATTTGTATTAGTTTTAAAACTTCTTGGTTTTCTTTATCTTCATTTTCATCATCCAACTCTTTTTGTATCTTTTTTAATTCTATCATTTCTCTTTTCGCTATTTCTTCATTTAATAAATCAATATATTTAAGTTGTAGTTCCATTTCTTCTCTTGTTCTTGGTCTAATTGTATGAACGTTATGTTCGTTATATAAAAATGTATACGAATTACTCGAATACGCTTTTTCGGGAAAACTCCAATACATATCCGTCATTTTGGATTTCTATAATTATTTGATAAAAAAACATTATTTACAATTCTACATTCAATTTTTTACTTTCTAATAACTTGCTCGTCTTTTTATCGTTTTATTTTTCAAAAATTTATAAACTAATAAATGGTCGTAGTTTATTAGTTTACTATCAATACGCTTATAACAATCATTACAAATAATGTAATTTGTATTGTATCTATGTGGAAACTCCCATTGGCACGATATACTATTACAAACACCGTTTCCACATCTATTACATTCTGTCATACAAGGCATTTCATCACATTCACTACATACATCTCTATAATCTATATCTAAATATTTCTCTAATGATACGTTCCTTTGTTGTGTTACCGAGCTCATAATGGCTTCTCTTTTTGTTACTATCTCACCTATAATAAAAAAGTTTTCAATTTTGTATATACTATGGAAAATCTAACTTTCACCCAAGTCTTCAAATTTGCCCCCTTTCGATAAAATAATAAAAAAGGTTTTTTATTTTTCCAACGGTTTTATGATAAATATAAAATTGAAAACTACTTAAATATATTTACGTACAAGTATATATGTACCAGACTAATACAATGTTTAAATTACGTACGAAACCTACCCAATTCACAATAGGTAAAACGGAGGATACACTATGTGACTTAACACAAAGATATCTTTTGAATATAAATGATTTAGATTATCATTTGATAGATATAATTGTTACAAATAAAAGTTTGCCAGAAACAGAACAATGGAAGTTTAGAACAGATAAAACTTTTAAAAACTTTAAAAATATTACAATTGATATATTATCAAGTAAAAGTAATGATTATAATACAATTGCTAGTTATATACAAAATATATTAAATTGCAAAACAAAAGAAGATTTGCCTAATATTTTAATTATATGTTATCATACAAAAAGAGTATGTGATGACTTAATAACTATGTTTAATTTATTTGGAGGTAATAATTATATAAAACCAGATAATAAAGTTAAATTTCATATTTCATTTGATGAACCTGATGCTAATTTAGGAGTTACTAAAAAATTTATTAAAAAAATTAAAGGATTTATTGAGAGTTCATTAATAATTGGTATTTTATTTATAACAGCAACACCAATTGAAGATTTTTGGAAAATATTAAGTGATAGTGGAATAAAAACATTATTAAATATGAATTTTAACAATCTTCAAAATTTTGATGAAGAATTAAATAATTACAGAGCATTCAAAGAACACAATATAATAGAACATAATAATGAAACAACAAATCCATTATACTATATTATTGATGTGTTTTCAAACAAATTAATTAATGAAAATGAAAGAAAAATTATATTTGCACCAGCACATTTATATACAGATACCGAAGGTGTTGGAAGTCATATGGAAGTTGTATCATATTTTAATGATAAAAATTATTGTGTATTTGTTATGAATGGTAAATTCAAAGGTTTTATTTATCCAGACAAAAGTAAGATTGAACTTACACAATTTAATATTGAAAATAATATAGATGGTGAATTGAGAGAAAGTTTACTGAAATGGAATGAATTAAACCCTACAATAAATTTAGCAATAACTGGTTATTGGGTAATAGAAAGGGGTATAACATTTAACACAACTGGATTTAATTTTACTGATATGATTTTATCAAATTATCATTTATCTTCAATTGGTAAACTAATTCAATTAGCAGGTCGTGGTTCTGGTGGAAAAATATATGTTAATAAAATGAATGTTATCTGTACTACTAAAATTAAAGATACTATAATAAATTTTAATAAAAACTTAGAAGACATTTGTTCTTTAAATCCAGAATATTTTAATAAAACTGATTTTGTATATACAAATAATACAATTCCAGTTAAAATGATAATTAATAATAATGATTTATTACAAAAAATAATAGATATTCGTGATAAATCAAAAAGAGGATATAAACAACCACTTCATAATATTTTAAAGGAAGGAATTAAAGAAAACAAAATAACAATATTTGACAAAAATAATATAAAGAAATTTGATATTTCTTCAAGAACACTTAATCAAGTAAGAATGTATAAACTTGGGGATAAAATAGATGTTAGAAGGTTTAAGAATTTTAACGAAGCATATGAAAATTATAAAACTGTGTCTCAAAGTGGAGATGAAGATCAATATAACATTGACTTAGCAAAAGATGAATACAAACAAGGTGAGTTTATCAATAACATAAATACATTATGGATAACATTTAAATATTAAAATATATTTGTATAAATATTAATTTATCAGGTTTCTGGATATTAAAATTGAAAAACTTTTTCGTATAGATTCCATCACAACTAATATTCTATATAGAATAACAACGAAAATGCAGTATATCCCAGAGTCCAAATTGAAAGATAACGAAACAGCTGTCCTAGATATTCTTGATACCGTATCAAGAAAACATCTAAATCACGACGTACAAGGTATTATTACCAAGTTTTATAGTCCATATATGACACCTGATACTAGTTCTATTAACAAGTTCTGGTTGAATCTTGGGTGTGAAGTATGTAATTTAAACCAATGGTCTTGGTATTGTTTTGATATATTACAGAGAACCTTCAAAGGTTCGTCCAAATTCTGTAAATATGTTAATTATAGAGATGATTTTTACGAGCTACGTAATCATCTTGACAAAATGGTATGTAATTCTTATTCTACACAAGGTATGATTGATAATGTCAGTCTGCTTCATGTATTTTACAATAATACTACTATTACTGAGTACCCTATCGGTGATGTCTATCAAAAACGTATATTTACAGCAGCAGATAAAGAGTATATTCTATCATTCTTGAGTAGATTGAATGAATGTCTTGACTTTATTACAGAGAACGTGAGTAAGATTGGTAATAGATCCAAATATTGTTCTGATGCTAGAAAAGCTGTATTGAAGAGAGTTAACAAGATGAAACGTAGATTGAGTAAAGATAATATTATTAATGATATTGAAGTAACGTATTAAATATAATTGAATTAGACCTAGGTCTTTTTTATTGATTGGTTATTACATTATTTTACGCTGAATAAGTAAAATAATATAAAAATAAAATCTCTGATATATATATAATTAATTAAAATGCCGAAAGATATTCTTGATTATTCTAATACTATATTTTACAAAATTTATTGTAAAGACCCTAATATAAATGACACATATATAGGACATACTACTGATTTCATTAAACGAAAACGTACTCACAAACAAAGTTGTATAAATCCAAAATCTACAAATTATAAATGTAAATTATATAATGTTATAAGAGACAATATGGGATGGGATAATTGGAAAATGGATATAATAGCATTTCATAATTGCAATGACTTACATTCTGCAAAGAAACAAGAACAATATTATTTTGAAAAATACAACGCAACTTTAAACAGCATAGAACCACTACCACAACAAAAACGCATATCAAAACAATCTGAAAATAAAATAAGAAGAGAACCATTATATTGTAAAACGTGTAATGTATATTTCAATACACGCAAATTACAAGAACAACATAACAAACGTCCTAAGCATATTAAATTGTTGCAAAGTTCTGATGATAATTTACTTGAAACAAATAATGAAATAATAGCTAAATTTGTATGTGAAAAATGTAACTTTAATTGCATTAATAAAAAAGATTATAATAAACATTTAAATACTGCAAAACATCAAATACTATCAAATACTATTGAAAAACCCCCAAAACCACTTTCATATATTTGTGATTGTGGCAAAGAATATAAACATAATTCTAGTTTATGGAATCACAAACAGAAATGTAATTATGTTGATGTAAAACCAAATACGGTTGTTGATATAAATATGCAATCTATAGACCCTACAACCGTAGTTACTCTATTAAAAGAAAATATAGAATTAAAAAAAATAATGATAAAACAAAATATAGAAATACATCAAAATTTGTCAAAGTAAACATAATTAAATAATTTTACGCTTAAGAAGTAAAAAATAAAGTTCGGTGAAGATTTAAAAAATGGACATTTTAAAAATGTCCTATTTTGATTTTATGAAAATAGTTTTCTAAAAACACTTTTCAAAAATGATGGTTGTGATGAAATTGCAGTATTTTTGTATTTTAATGTTAAAATATTGTCTGCATTAAAAAATAAATATATTACGCGGAAAAGTATTTAGGGGTTTTTTCTGATAGTATTTTATACTATCAAATGACGAACATAAAACCCCAAAAAAACCCCAAGATTTTGTATTGTGAAAAATGTAACTTTAAATGCATTAATAAAAAAGATTATAATAGACATTTAAATACTGCAAAACATAAAATACTATCAAATACTATTGAAAAACCCCAAAAAACCCCAAAACCTCTTTCATATATTTGTGATTGTGGCAAAGAATATAAACATAATTCTAGTTTATGGAATCACAAAAAGAAATGTAATTATGTAGATTCAGAACTAATAGATGATACTCCACCAAATACAATGATAGATAGTTCACTTGTTATCGAACTATTAAAAGAAAATAAGGAATTACGAGAGTTGATGGTAGAACAAAATAAACATATAATAGACATCGCAAAGAATTCCGGTAATACAACAAATAACAATACAACAAATATAACCAATAACAATAAGTTTAATTTGAATGTGTTTTTGAATGAGACTTGTAAAGATGCTATAAATTTGAATGATTTCATCCAATCAATAGAGTTGAATGTAAATGATTTTATTAACACAGGTGAATTAGGATTTGTAAAAGGAATATCAAATATAATGGTGGAACGTATCCGTGATATGGAACCACACACAAGACCAATTCACTGTACTGATTTAAAACGAGAAGTAGTATATGTAAAAGATTCGGATAAGTGGGCGAAGGAAGATGAAAACAAGACCCATTTAAGAAAGGCAGTCCGTATAGTAGCAAATAAAAACAAAGAACAGGTGCATCCTTGGAGAGATTTAAACCCAAATTCAGATATATTAGATACACCAGAATGTGATAAGTTCTTTGCGTATACAAAAGCATCACTAGGTGGATATGGAAAAGAAGAAGATCTAAAATTCGAGAACAAAATCATCAATAACATATTGAAAGAAACGGTAATAGATAAGCAACGTATAAAAAATGAATAAGATCTAATATGGAAAATATTAGATATTATAGAAATTACATAAAGTTCTTTTGTTCCAATTGCTTGTAATCACGGTCATGACTACGGGGTAATTCGAGAGGAACCACAAGAGTGCTTTGGTCTTGGCAGTATTTCATATAACTAACAGCAGAATTATAAACAGAAGGAATAGAATAATCGAGAACAAGTTGATTTAGACGTTCAACTTGACCGGTGATATCATCTTCTCTGTGTTCTGCGTGTTGTAAATAAACACTACGCATAATAACTTTAAGAGTATCCACATTTTGAGGTGCGATAACAAATTTGTTTTGAGATGCTTTATAAACACCAGCACGGAGAGCGTTTTGTATAATTTGAACGTTGCCAGCGGAGAAGTATACTTGAGCGAGAACATTAGACTCCCAAGTTCCTCCAAGGGCTTCACGATATTCAGTAGATTTATTTTTGATGGCTATTTTTTCTTGCATTTGGAAGACAACGTCGGTGGATGGTGGTTCACTGAGATTAATACGTCCATTGTATCTCTCAAGATCTATAATCTTATCATTTTTATTGACATTAACAGGAGAAAAATTATTCATTGTATTTATATAATTGTTATATATTTTCATAGATAAAATAAACGGTGTTGAGAACTAACCACTAAATATATTTAGTGATGCTACAAGAACAAAATGTATAGAAATAGTATATAATGGATAATTTTTACACAATAGTTATATTTGTAGCAGTAGTAGCATTAATATTAGTACTTACATATGTGGGTGTAGTAATGACATATGGTGAAGGAACAACAGCATATCCACCCCAAAGCACAACTTGTCCCGACCATTGGGTAATCGATGAAGACAAGAATTGCGTTATTCCAGGTTCAGACGATAAAAACACGGGAACAATGTATGAAGGAGGATTATTAAGTGATTCTGTTAAGGGAAGCACTCCAGGAATAGACACAGATAAAAATGTAATACACTTTTCTCACGAAGACTGGAAAGCATCCGGACAGGAAATCTGCGCTAAAAAGGAGTGGAGTAACACACATGGTGTAGTATGGGATAGTGTATCCAATTATAACGATTGCTAAATATACAATTTTGAATATTCAAATGTGTATATTTATACAGTGAAGCTGATAACCCGTTGTTCTTCGCCGGATTTATAGTCTAATTTAGATAGTGAAACGGGTTGTTGAAAAAGAGTTTTTACAAGTTGGTTATTCACTGTATCAAAATTCATTTCCATAATTTCATATTTTAATGAACGTAGGTTACGTATTTCAGGTAAAATATTGTTAATTTGGAAATCAACAGCACTGACTAAAAATTCACGATTGTTCGTTTTCTTAAATTCATTGATAAGTTGTTTATTCTTATCAATGTCTTCGAAAATTTGGTGTTCTTTCTTCTTTATGAGTTCGAGAGTATCTTTATTTTTATACATTTCATTATATTTATCAAGGAGTTCAATATAATTGTTTTGACTTTCGCTGTATAATTCGATTTGTTTTTTGAATTGTTTAACGGCTTCGTCTTCTGAAACATAATTAAAAAGTGTATCGAGTTTTTGCTTGATAATAATATCACTAACTTCATCAAAAATTTCTTTATTTAGTTCGAGCATAGATTTGAAGTCTAATAAGAGTCCGGGAAAAATTTTGATATCAAGGCTACAAGGATTTCTAGTATCTCCACAAATAGCGGTATATAAGTTATCTTTTCTCGAGAACACTGTGCCAACGTTTCTCTTGCATTTAACACAAGGAGGGGTGTATTTGTTGATGCGACGTTTAGCCAGTTTTTTATTAGGTTCTTTGCCGTATATTTGCTTTCGTTTAGCGTGTAAAGCGGTTTCATATTCATTTTTTAATCTAAAATATTCATTAAGAGCTTCGGTATAGTTAGTATTGTCTTGTTGTTCTGGAGTATTATTACCGCCGATTTGTGAAGTATCGGAATTACGGAATTCAATACTTGGATTATTATCGAAAATAAGATTCACTTTTTCGGGTAAGTTCTCGATAAGTGTAATTTTATTGTTGGAAATATTAAGAGTTTTGAGTTTGTCATTACCTTCAAGGTCAAGTTGTTGTAATTGATTAAAATCGCATAATAATTCTACTAAATTTTTGGGAATGTTCTCCAATTGTGTGAGTTTATTATGAGAAACATTGAGGAATTCGAGTTTATCGAGATTAGATACATTAATAGACGTAATAACATTATCAGAAATATTTAAGTGAGTAAGAGAACCAGGTAAATTTTCAAGAGAATCGAGTAGATTATTCGTGCATGTGAAAGATTTAATCCCTTTGGGTATGTTGCGAATGCTCGTAATTTCGCCTTGAGGTAATTGTATAGTATCAATCAAGTTGAATCCAAGTTCTCGAAGTTGTAAAAAGTCAATATCGCCGTGTAATGCACCATTAACAATTAAGCTGGTGGATTGTCTCGAATAGTTCTCTAAAATATCTAATAATTGTTTTTGTGCGGTGTTATTTTCAACAATGATATGTTCTCGATGTTGTTCTGTAATATTCATGTTAATTTATAGACTATGCATATAATAAAATTCATTTTAACCAGACGTGAAAGGTAGATTAGAAATACTGGAAAATTGTGATTCATTGTTTATTTTCTTTTCTTCTTGGTAATATCTAATTTTCGACATGACGTATTCTTGGTCTCGTATAAGTTTTTGTTGTCGTTCATAATTCGTAGGTTTTTGAGTATAACAATAATATAGGGTCATACCAACAATAGCAGCAAAAATGAGGAGAACCCCGATATTAAGAGCATAAAAATATATATTAACCCGATTAGAGTGGCATTTTTGCAATGTATTAAACATGTAATTCTTTACTGAAGGTTCAATTAAACTGGGTTCGTCCATTATTATATAAAATACTAATGGACGAAAAAATCCTCACATATACGCTAAATAGTACATAACAAACAAATATGAAAAAATAGCAAAAACCATAGAAACCGCCCAAATGGGGATGACAGTTTTGTGTCTATATCCAACGCCAAATTGTCTAAATGACCCATCATCATTATACAACATAGTAGGTTTAATGGAATGGACTAAAGAGAACAATAAAATAAATAGGACGATAGAAATGCTTAATTTATGATAACGAACAAATCCTTTTAACATATTGATATTTGTAATCTAAAATATCAATATAAAAAATTTATGTAAAAGAGAATTTAATCTTCTGGGAAATCAGCCTCATCACGATCTTCGGGATAATAGTCACCATCCATATAATCTTCATTAAGTTCGCTGAAATCGTATGTATCACGGTTATAATCGTCACCGGGATTATATTCATCAATTCGTTCAAGGTCATATATATCCAAAGGTTCTCTATCATATTCACCAGGCATCATAATTAAATCTTCATTTTGATTTAATGTTTCTTGGCGTTCTCTATTATAGGTTTCAGGATTATATTGGAATATATCTTTCTGTTGTCCTATATTCCAGCGTCCGATCTTATGTTGTTGGAACATTTTTTCTATTTTGCGTTCCTCAATAGTCATAGCACCATATCTGGTAATAATTCCTTGTTTTTCCTTATCTTTTGAACGGTTAACATTATGGATAAAAGTCTCGTAAGATGTATCGATAAAACTCTTATTCTTAATTTCAATGTTGATGAATGCGGTCAATAAAGAAGCCACACGTTCTTTCAGTTCTAATAAGTTACCAGTTTGAATGTTTATTTCTTCCAAAGTATTATTCATTTCTGCGTTGTTTTCATTTAGTTCTGCCCCTTCACTATATAATGTAGTAGTTATGTCATTTTCATCAACAATTTCCTGACGACGTTCCATCTTAGAAATTTGAACGTCGGCTATAAGTAAATTCGTATCATTAGCCAATACAATATACTCATAGATAATGGAGTAGAAACAGTATGAATACAGTTCATATATGGTAGATTTATCAAAAATCGAGTGAAAAGTTTGTCTATTTTCATCAATATCCTTTACAATCTCGGTATGAATAGGAATATTATCCATAAACATAGTTATAGTAGACAACCGATTACCAATTTCAAGTAATAAGCGTGAAATAATTTTATCATATTTGAATACCTGAAGAGTATTATAATATTGGTTAATAAATACAGACACATCTTCTTTATGAACTAAACTAATTCCCCAGTGCGGTGGAACAGTATCATAAAATGAGTCATCGTGTAACAATGCCGAAGGATAAGTTCTACTGAAAGAGAAACACACATTTTTAATAAATTGAATAACCGAATGTAACCCAGAGTCAGAATAGCTATTCGTATCAACCATAGATTTGTCAATAGACCATTTTGTAATATTACCTAAAAATGAATTGATTTTGGAGTATTCAGTTTCGCTAAGGTTTCCGTGTTTATCTAAAAATGTAATAATATCTTTGTATAGGCGTTTATTTGTAGTAGTCAAATATTTATTTAATGTTTTCAATTCATCCGATTTCTCATTAGTCATAGCCTTGGGGTTGTATTTGTTGAGGACTTTTAACATATGTTTTCTTAAAGGCGCTTCAATAACAGTAGAATCGGTTAATTCCAATTTGCTTATGATTTCTTTCATAACAGTAACTTGGTTAAATTTGACAGGTGTATCGATTTCAATAAGGTTCTTTTGAAAGACTAAGTTCATGAGTTTGTGTAAATCACTTTCGGTATATGTTTTACCGTTTCTTTTGAGGAACTCAATCTTATCGGTAAGACTAGCTTTTGTATTATATTCAGGAGGGCGTTCGCTACATACGGTTTTATACGCATCGGGAACCGGAAGGTCTCTATCGAAATTACAGTAATGAATAATGGTAGAATAAATAAGCTCTTCTAAATTGCCATTGGAAACAACGGAATGTTTGATACCTGTGAATGGTTCGTGATAAAGGGAAGGAGCCTTTGTAAGAACATTAAAATCACGGATAATTTCAGCCAATTTGCTGGCAGTTTTGATACTAACCCGAATGTTCTCGTTTTCTTCGTTAAAATATGCTATAGGATTTGTAAAATTGTTTTCATTACAACAAGCATTTTCCAAGAAGGGTAATTGAGATGATGTCTTAAGAAGTTGGTCTTTGTTTCTAACAATATGATTAATGTATTCAATAATACCATATCCATATTGAGCGATTCTGCTTTTTAAAACGGAAACAGATTTATATTGGTCTAGTTTACCATAGCGCAATAACTCAAGGAAATCCTTTTTGAATTCGCTACTAACATCACGGAGAGATTTGACAACAGAGAACTTAACAACTGGAGGCATAAATTGTTTCCATTTTTCAATATTATGTTCTTCTGGTAACACGGTGTCTGGATTTAAAATAATATATTCACGTTTTCGAACATACATTTCCATAATATCATTGCGCTTTAAAACGTGTTGTTCGATGGTGGTTTTAATACGATTGGCAATAGTATCAGGTTTAAGTTGTTTAATAGCATCCCAAGGAGAGATTTGGCTTTTAATCTTATGTAAAACACAAGAAATATATTTAATACCGGTAATATCTTCAGCTCCATCCATAGGATAGCCAGTAAAGGACCTGACACAACCAGGGAAAGTCTTTTTGGGTTTAAAACTGGGAATAGCAGTTTGAATAGCAACAATAAACACGGAAGCAATAATGATAATAAGTGTTTCATTGTAATATTTCTGATAAGGTCCGAGAGATTTTCCTTTTTCTTTTTCTAATTTCTTGGATTTACGAATGTAAATTTCTTCTTTCAAGATGTTCTTTTCAATCATTTCAGAAGAAGTTCTCATAACAAATTCTTCGATATCATCAACATTAATATCAATATTGCTACCAATAGCAGAAAAAACATTATAAACAGTTTCAGATAGTTTATTCTCAAAGACACGTTGTTTCTTTTTACCAAGAGATTCTGCTACAACTGTTCCGAGGTCTTTTTCGATAATATCTCTGGATGTAATACGGAAACCAGTTTCATCAAATCCTTCTTCAGTGCTGAAGTCTATTTTACGAAGGATGAAGCCACTATATTTATCAACAATAGAATCACCATCATCACTTAAAATACCATTAGAATGACATAATTCTTCTAATTTTTGATTATAATCAGCTCCGGTAGTAAATGCGGTAGCAAGTTGGCTGATAGAATTAGGTATTAATTTAGTATTAGTATCTTTACAATATAACCAAGCGTGGTGTTCGTTCAATTCAGTAACCATAGGAGTTCTACAATATTTTTTAACAAAGGTAACAATATCCTGTTGTTTCTTGGTAAAATTGTCCTGTCCTAGAATTAAATCACGTAACTGTAAATGAGGTGACATTAAAATATCATTGTCATTAGCAGTAGTTCCGATGGTATAAGCGAGATTATTGGCTTTATATAATTGAATATCTCTTAATATTTTGGATTTACGAAGCATATCAGTATGATAGTCAATATTGCTTTGGAGACGTTTTTCGAGTTCTTCAATAGAGATTTCATAACGTTTATCAAATTCATTTAATAATTTGTTGCGTGTTTCACGTTTTATACGTTGTTGTGCGATATCGTTGGTTTCACAAACCTTACTATTAACATTTTTATAACATTCGCGACTAATATTACAGAATAAAGTGCTAGTATCCAAAAAGGCTTCGGGATCTATGGATGTATCGCTAACCCAATTATTTTTGACTCTTCTGTAGTAAGAAATTTTCTTACGAACATCTTGTTCTATTTCAACCGCTTCTTTTTCTTTATCAGACAAAGCATCCATTTCTCTGCCATCTTGTAAGGTAGGTTTAATTTCCAATATAGCATATTCGCCATCGGTAATCATTTTTTTACCAGCAATAATGTCAGTAGCAAGTTGTTTGGCAGATTCTTTAGGTGCGTTATGCTTATGGATAAGATTTTCAACCAAGAATTCGTGGAACAATTCGGGAACCATTTTCTTTTGTTCGTCTTTGTATTTTTCAAGAATTTTGTAAGGTGTATCGTCAAAGTCTTTATCATAATATATTTCTTCTTCATTGTTATCGTTTTGTAAATCTTTGATAGATGTGTATTTTTTGGTTAAGAAGCGTTTCGAACAGTCAGTAGGTTTAATTTTTTCATTATCGGTAATATCATCAATATCGGGAACATTAATAGCATCGCTCAAATTTTCAGGAGTAATAAGTGAAATAAGGACGGAAGTAACAAAATTAGTATACAGTTTGCTATTATCAGTTTCGTTAAAATGTGAGAGTATTTCTTGTGGGGTAAGTTTGGTATTCGTCTTATCTTTAAATAATAGAGGATAACTCTGATAAAACTTCTCGGTTAATTCATTGTTGTTATTGATGAATTTCATAATGGTATTACCACTGAAAGGGTCTGTATTGAATGTAGCGTTTTTAATATAGTTAAAATTCTTAGTCTTTTCAATAATAGATGTTTTGATTTCACGAATACGTTCGCGAATAAAATACTTGATTTGGCTGTATTGTTTAAAAGTAATATCTTCAGGATACACGGCAAAAGGTTCTAATTGTTCTACAAACCCTAGAAATGAAATTTTGCTTTTAACATATTTTCTGACAGATTTAATGAAGAAATGTGTTTTGGGTATAATAACCTCTAAAAATTGTTTGAATTTATCATTGTCATAACTGTCACTGGAGACCTCATTTCCAAGAATGAACTCTTGTATTCCGGATAAAAATTCAACCTTGGATTCATTTTCCATTTTATCATAATCAAGTTCCTTGGAAAGATCATTGATAACATGAGGAATAATTTCAGTATTCTTTCTTAATAAGCGGAATGCAGACACGAAATTCTCGTGTAATGTTGATTTTTGTAATATATTAGTGTTAGGTAAATCAATGGCGGAAAAACGAACAATAGGTTCAGGCATCATCATAATTGATTTAATAGCCATAGTATCATTGCTAGTCATAGGTTTACGTAAATATACAGTTTTACCGGCTTTCAAATCTTGTTTTTCAATAGTAGATAAACCGAGATTGTAGCGTTGTATCAAATATTGTTTATTTGCCAATGCGTTTTTACGGTCGAAAACCGTTGAACTAAAATCACCTAAATTATCAACAATGGCGTCAATATTAGTTAGCACTTCTTTAGTTTCAAGATGACTCTCAATGTTATCGGGTTTAGAAAAGTTACTTAATAAAGAATTGGTGCGTAAATTGAAGGATTTGTATGTAAATGCCTGAGCGTTAGTTTTTTCTTTAAAATAGGAGTTTTGTATTTTTTCAAGTTCAATTAAGTGGTCTTGGTTAATCAATTGAATATCATCAGTTTCAATAGCATCTTTTACACAAATTTCATTTTTGTTAGAAACAATAGGAATTAACCAACGCAATTGAGTATCAATATTATATATTTTTTCAATAAGGGGTTTATTGTAATAGCCTTTGATATTGACATCATATACGTTTTGATTAGTATCAAATTTAGAAAATTTCTCTCTCAATTCCTTGAAACGTTCAATTAATAAGTGAATATTATTCATAACACGTAAAGAACGTTGGCTATTGGGTATGGTAGAAAGTAATTCATCAATCATATCATTCACTTGTTCTTCAATACTATATCTCTTTTGAGATTCGGGTATTTCAACGACTTGTTCGAAAGCGTCTAAACTTTCACCAAAGATGATAGCATTTGCGTCAATATACAAGTTATGTAAGGATTCGCGAATATTTTCTTCGGTTTTACCATCTTCGGGAATTTTAATAATAGATTCTCCGGTTTCGGTAAAATCCATAGTAGCAGTATCTTCTTGTTGGTAGTTTTCGGGTTCAAAAATTTCCCCTTCTTCCATTTCTTCACGAACAATAGCAAGAGAAGGAACATTTTTTAAGGAGTCGGGTTTGGACCGAATTACGATTCTTTCAAGAGGGATATTTTCAGGTAAACCCTTATAACCAAAATTCAAGTAAATAGTCTTGATTTCTGGAAAGGTGGTAATTTCAATCATATCTTCTTCTAAATTGGTAATTTCACCGGTAATGATAGCAGGAATTTCACCCCCAAAATGAATATCAATCCATGTTTTGGGTAGCAAGTTAAATTGTCTTGCATAACCTTTTTCATCACTTCTATTAAGAAGATGGATACTGGTAATAGACTCGTCACTTAATGAACCATCTTCAGTAATGTTTAATACGTGTAGTTTACCGGTAGCACTGTTAATAAGTTTAATCTTACTTTGGTCGATATAAGTGATAAGTCCAGTTACTTCATGAATATCATTATTAGATGGTGCGAAAATTTCAATAATATCGCCAAGTTCTAATTGAATAGATTGATTAGTATTATCATTAGTAGGTGTATCATTGATATTAGTATCAGAATTATTAGTTGTTTCCATTATAATATAATACTAAAATATATATTATCTATCTAAATTATATTACATACAAAACTTATTTCATAATCAAATAAGTATAAAAACTATCACATATTTTATGTAAATAATTATGGAAGCTATGAATTCAAATCGATGGTTACATATAAGTATGAAACATCTATTGAATAAAAACTTAGAAAAACGCATATATAATTATGAAAATTTATCATATTATTCATTTTCTTATGATAAGAATATGCTATGTTATAACGACGAAGAAACCAGATTATACAGGACAGTAATATATTCGTATCCGGAAGAAAAAATACTCTTTTATTTTCCTCCAAAAGCATTAGAATATAAGCATTTTAAACAATATTATCCAGAATTTACTCCCAGTATAGTAGTAAAAGAGTATATAAATGGAGATATGATAAATTTATCATACGACGAACGATGTGATAAATGGAGATTATCAACACAATCAAAAATAAAAGATATTGTGAATAGGTTCAAAGAATGTTTGAATATTGATGATAATCATTATACGCCGTTATTGGAGTATGTATCAAAAAAATATAGTTATACATTTACATTGAAGAACAATTATATAAAAGACAATGAAGTAGATAAATTTTATTTGGTATCAGTATATCAAATCGATGATAACAATGTCAAATACATACCTTGTATCGAATATGAGAATTGGGAATTTTTAAAAAATATGAATGGATTGATTTATTTTCCACAGCAATATGACGTAAATAGTTACGAAGAAACCCATTTTATAAATGAAGATTTGGACGGTTATATGTTAATAGATACATATACCGGGTGTAAAACAAAAATATTAAATGCGGATTTATTGTCACGTAAAACAATGTCATTGATAAATCCATTTTATGCGTATGAATATTTATGTATTCGCAGAATCAATAGATTATATGAATATAACAGAATATACCGGAGCACAAGAAACATTCGTGATACAGTCCATAATGAATATGAAAGATTAATAACTGTTATACATCAACACTATTTGAGTAAGTATATTTTTAAGAACAATATAATAATGCCAAAAAAATATGAGCGTTATGTAGAACAAATACATAAAAGAGTTTACATTCCTTCCTTGAGGAAGGAAAATAAAGAGAAAATAACTAGAAATAAAGTGAAAGAATATTTGAATATTTTAAATCCTTGTGAACTATTATATTTGTTATATGAATAACTTACATAGTTGAATAACCGTGTGAAAATGTAGAAAGCTTCTTAATATAATCCATACAAATATTTTTACTTTTATCGCTCATACCACGAATAGGTTCGCGAATTTTATCAATTAAATTCATAATCTCTCCCGCATTACTCATAGATTCAACATCTTGCGAATAGTCTTTTTCGAAAAAGAATGTAATATCAGGATGGGTGGCATCAATTACGTCTTGGTAAGGAAGATATACCTTTACTAACCATAGCTTAATAATAAGATCATTTTTATCCATTGGGTTAAATCGGAACATAGTGTCAAGCGACCGTTTAGCCTTCAAAATTTCTGTATTTTCGGGATAAATATCACAAATTTCTTTTAAAAATTTAGTAAGGAGGGTGTTAAACGCAAAGCGAACAGTTTTTTTATCGGGTAGAACAGGTTTCTTATCAGGAGCCATAATATATTATAATAAATAAAATAACATATTATTTATATTGTTTTTGTTAATTAGTAATTTGTTGTCCGAATGGTTGTTTATTTGGCATAATTTCATTAATTTCATCCATACGTCTTTGTTGTAAAGAATCGACAGTAACACTATTGGAGACTTTATCAGGTTTATAAGTGTCATCCGGCGTTTGTATAAGTTGTAAATTGTTATCATAAGAAACATAATTAAACATTTGTCTATTTCCACCAGAACCCTTTGCGCTTAGTTCTTCTGGTGACATATCATACATAGTATATTGCTCTGACATGATATTAGTGCCACCATTTCCTTTTGATAATTGATATGACATAGGTTCTCCGTTGAATTTTGTAGCAATATTCGCTTTTTGTTTAATATCTTTATGAAATCTTTGGACGATTTCACTTCCGTATAGAACTCGATAATTTTCATTAATTAATAACAAAGCAGGAACACTCTGTACGTTAGGTGGTAAAATAACTTTACTACCGTGTTCAAGAATAATATAGGTTTGATTACTTTTTGGGTCTTGAACTCGTTTATCAATGCATATAAAACTTATTTTATCGCTCATATTGCCTTTGACTAAAGTTTGTAAAACTTTTTGAGAATGAGTACAATAATTACTATAATATAAAATATCCATATGTGTATTATATATTATATACTAAATATTTTGGTTTATACACTTCCTACGCACATAGAGTGTAAAAGACGGTTTTGGAAGTAAAAGATAGCATAACCGACAGCAACAGTTACCATTTGGAAGTAGAAGTCAAAACCCTTACGCTGAGAGATGCCGACCATAAGACTGGATACAATCAATAGAGCAAGAAGGAAGAATCCTAACATAGAAAGAAAGTAAAAGTAAAGGCAGTAATCTTTACCGAGAGGACCAAATACAGATTGAAGGAAGTTATCCATAACAAATTATATACTATACAAAGAAAATAATTATGAGAGATTACTAAAAATATAAAATAAAAAATGTATACGCCTTTGAATATTTAAGTTTGCACAAAATACGAATTAAATTATTCAAAGTTTAGGTCTTTTCATACCTTGTGTATATTTTGTTTATAGCAATTCGTTAAAACTGCTTGATTACTTGGTCTACATAGATAACTTGGTCTTTCCATTCCATATATTGCTTGATAAGCTATCTTGTAAATATTTGATGAACCATTGCGGTCTCTGTTCCACTCGCCACAACCATTCTTACAATGTAGTAGCCCATGAACCAACCGCATATCATCTTTATTTGGTCTTGGATTTTTCCTTACCATAAACTTTTCACATACTCCTCCATCACATTTGGAACATTTACAGGAACTTCTAAACTCATCCACTAAATACACATTGTATTTGTTTTTACGAAGCAAACTTCGCATTCCTATTCCTAATGTGGGTTCTTTGTATTTCATTTGCTTTCGTTGTTCCCAATCTCCAATACAAATAACTACATTTTCTGGATTACCATACATTTTCCTTAAACTCACTCATCATCTTTTGTTCGTTGCGTTTGATATTGATATGTCTTCCAAACTTTAACTTACGAAACAAATGTTTTGAATAAAAATCAAATAATATATGGTTTATTCTGTTTTTTTCATTTATGTATGCCTTGAACTTATCCATACAAAGTGTTTTACGATTATACAAAGACAATTCAGTTTCATATTCAATCACACTCTTTCCTTGTATTTTATTGGTTTTCATACCCAATATGATATTGTTGTATTTTTTCATCTTGGTTTCTTTCCTTCGTTGGTTCTGTGAATACCGAAATACATTCGCATCTTTGGAAGCATCATCTACACAATAAATCAAATCTTCTTTACCCGGATCGACACCCACAATTGTTTTATCTCGTAAAGCAGAATAATCATTCAGTTCATCAATATACAATTCTTTTGATACACCTTTTTTAGCACTTGGTAATCGTTTTCCTACTAAATCTTCTCGTAAAAATAATACACTTACTCCAACACCATCAGTAGAAATCATATGATGGAATGAAAAATCTGTCTTATGAAACACTTTCTTTTCTGTGCGGAAAAAGAACTTCCATATTTTATCTTCGTGTTTCTTGGTATTGCCTTGATTACTAAAATCACTTTTCTTTCCTTGTTCTTTTCGTAAAAGCAAATACACTAATGTAATCGTGTCTAACCGAATATAACCGGGAGCAATACTACTTCGTAAAGGAAAAACATTACTGATTGTTTCCTCATCAGTTTCAACTTGTTTCATCATCGCAATCATACAGGGGAAATAATCCATCGGTTTACATTTCAAATCATAATAGATGCTTTGTTTTTGGAACTTCTCTTTGTCTGGAAGAATATGTTTCTTTTGTTTGGTAATCCATTTATGATAATGTGGTAGTGATGTGTATTCAATATTATTATCTACATTCAACAAATCATTCTTTATCTTTCGCAACTCTTTTTCCAATTGCCGAATTCGTGCTTCCTTTTCTTTTTTGGTAGGAAAAATTTTCCGTATCTTATCAATCATCATCTTCTTTTTCCAAACCACATTTACATATCGCTCTACATAATTCACATAATGTAGTTGAATGTTATTTTCATACATCGTCATAATGTCTTCACATAGGTAAGAAAGCACATTACTCATATATTCATAATCCAATTGCTCTGGTTGTGTATATGGTTTGTAATGCTCTGTATAGAATGAAGTAAGGTTCTCTATAAGTTCTAATGTTTCTTTTTTGGGAAATCTTCCTTGATTAGTATGTTTTTCTCCACAAACAACTTTCATAACATTCAAAATCAAAACTTTATCAATAATAGGTATGGTATGAGAGTATGTTTGGTAATGATGAAGAATATACATTTTTAGAAATTGCAAAGTGTGAATAACGATTTTGTGTGCCTTGATGACTGCATCATTAATTTTCTTTGTATTTATTTCAGGGTGTTTCAGTATGCTTTTCAGCGAGGTTTTGGTGGATTTGAAAAACTCTGTCGGTTTCTCTTTTTCCATCCTATATATTATACAAACAAAATAATTTTAAGTTCTTTATAAAAAAATTAATATATTCCTAAATATTTTCATTTTTTTATAAAAATGGATTTTCTAAACATTTTCATTTTGTTTTTTGGATACTTTTTCCTTTCGTTTTAGATATGCCTTTCTATTTATCTCTTTTAACTTATCAGGATTTTCTTGTGCTATTTTTTTCATTCTTTCTTTTGCTTTTTGATTTATAATTGCTTTATTTCGTTCGTAATATGACTTTTGTGGATTAGAATATTTTTCCAATTGTTGCTTTAATGCGTTATTTTCCTCTTCTAATTCTTTTATTCTGTCGTCTTTATCCATTATGATACTCTATATAATAAAAAATATTTATATCTGTTTATTATATTTTGTGCGAACTTAAGTATTTAAAGGTATAAATATATGTTCTCTATTTTATATACATCTTGATATGGATAATTCAACAATATGGAAGTTAATGGATAAGTATTTTCAAGATAATCCGCAAAGTTTAGTAAGACACCATACGGAATCGTATAATGATTTTTTTAAAAATGGAATATTTCAAATATTTAAAGAGAAGAATCCTTTACGTATACGAACGAAATTTGACAAAGATATTAATGATTATCGTAGTCAATGCATAATGTATTTTGGTGGTAAAAATGGAGATAAGATATACTTTGGAAAACCAGTAATATACGACGATAATAATTCACATTATATGTTTCCAAATGAAGCAAGATTAAGGAATATGACATATGGAATGACAATACATTATGATATAGAAATAGAATACATTGATATTTTAGATAAAGGTCAGGAACCTCAATTAATAGGTCCAGATGAGTTATTTACAGGTGGCGAATATACTGAACAAGAAAAATTTATAAATTTTAAAACCCAAAATTACGACCCAACTGATATTGATATAGAAGAAGGTAAGGAACAAAAAGAAATGGAAGGTGGAGCTCCTAAACGTAAAGGAAAAAAACGTGTGGTCGATGAATTAACAACTGACGATACTGCCTTAATAAGAGAATTAACCGAAAAATCAATGTTAGATAATAATACTCAAGTAAGAAATGCCACAATAGAAAAGGTATTGTTGGGTAGATTTCCAATAATGGTCCAATCAAATTATTGTGTATTATCCGGATTACCAGCAGATGTAAGACATACCATGGGTGAATGTAGAAACGACCACGGTGGATATTTTATAATAGACGGCAAAGAGAAAACAGTTGTTTCTCAAGAGAAGTTTGGTGATAATATGTTGTATATTCGTAAAATGGGAGATGAAGATGGAGATGAAAAATATTTATATTCAGCCGAAATACGTTCTGTATCAGAGAACGCATCAAAACCAATCAGAACGCTATCTGTAAAAATAATGGCACCAACATCATCATATACATTTAAAAATATAGTAGTAGTTATACCAAATGTAAGAAAACCAGTTCCATTGTTTATTGTTTTCCGTGCGTTAGGTATAATATCCGATAAACAAATAATTACAATGTGTTTATTAGACCTGGATAAAAACAGCAGTTTAATCGATATTTTTACTCCATCAGTTCACGATGCGGGAGGAATTCTAAACCAAGTAACCGCTTTAAAATACATAGCATCATTAACTAAAGGAAAAACCGTATCACACGCCCAAGAAATATTGGCTGATTATTTTTTACCTCATGTAGGTGAAACCAATCATTTGGATAAAGCATATTATCTTGGTTATATTACAAAACGTTTGTTATCAGTTTATACTGGTGTAGAAGAACCAACTGACCGTGATAATTTCAAATATAAGAGAATAGAATTAGTAGGAACATTAATGTATGAATTATTTCGCGAGTATTATACCATGCAGCTAAATAAGATTCATAAAGGTTACGAAGAGATATTAACTTTTAATAAAGCCATTTATGAAGATAACTTACAGAGTTTAGTCGAACAAAATTATAAAACAGTATTCAGTGAAAAATATGTAGAGGAAGGATTCCGAAAAGCATTCAAAGGTAATTGGGGAGCACAGTCACATACAAAAAGAATCGGCGTAGTTCAGGATTTAAATCGTTTGTCTTATAATTCGGCATTAAGTCATTTACGTAAAACAAATCTACCTTTAGATTCAAGTGCGAAATTAATTGGTCCTCGTGTTTTACATAGCACTCAATGGGGTATGTTTGACCCAATTGATACACCAGATGGTGGTAATATTGGTATTCATAAACATATGGCAATTACTGCGTATATAACCCAAGGAGTATCTCGTGAACCAATGATAAAATGGTTGCGTGAGAAAGTAGAAATGAAATTGCTTGAAGAATGCACTCCATTTGCTTTATCAAAATTAACAAAGGTGATTATAAATGGATTATGGACTGGAGTAGTAGAAGAACCAAAAGACACGGTTGAAAAGATACGTTTATTCAGAAGAAATGGTTTAATCCCCATTTATACAAGTGTAACCTTCCAAATATCTCAAAATACTGTATTTATTTATACAGATGGAGGACGTATATGTAGACCAATCTTCTACCGAGACAATGAGACAAATAAAATGTCATTTGAGAACAACGCTGTAAAGAAACATTTGGATGAAGGAGATTACACATGGAATGATTTGGTATCCGGTTTTAACCGAAAATCAGTAAAAGATTTTAATCCAAACGATTATAATATGTATGAATTATCTGAATTGTATGAAAATATAAATTCAGAAACAAATCCTGCACGTATGAAGCGTTTTATAGAAGAAAAGGCAATTATTGATTATATAGATACCAATGAAACTGAAAATGCATTGATAGCTGTTAATGATGAAATGTTAGAAAGTAGCAAAGAGGATAAATATACTCATTTGGAAATACACGAATCATTAATATTTGGAACAATGTCAAATATAATTAATTTCCCTGAAAATAATCCGGCTTCTCGTAATTCCTTTTCTTGCGGTCAAAGTAAACAAGCTTGTTCTATTTATCATACAAATTATCACGTAAGAATGGATAAAACTGCGGTAGTATTATCATCCGGACAAATTCCACTTGTAAAATCACGTTATCTAGATTATATTAACAAGGAAGAGAACCCATATGGCGAAAATACAATTGTAGCAATAATGTGTTATACAGGATATAACGTAGAAGATGCTATATTAGTAAATGAAGGTGCTTTAAAGAGAGGTTTATTCCAAACAACTTATTACACTACTTATGAAAAGCACGAAGAAATTAGTAAAAGTGGTGAAGAAACATCCGAAAATACATTTACAAATATAGAATCAGAATTAGATATAGTAGGAACCAAACCAGGTTATGATTACAGCAAACTGGATAAATATGGAATTATCCGAGAAAATACAGATATAAATGATAAAACTGTATTAATTGGAATGGTAAATAGAAGTTCAGCACAAGGTTCAGGTGTAAGTGATATGTCAAAAATGCCAAAGAAGGGTCAATTAGGAACTGTAGATAAAACATTTATAACAGATGGAGAACAAGGTAAGCGAATAGCCAAAGTCAGAGTGCGTGAAATAAGAATACCGAATCTAGGAGATAAGATGGCTTCCAGAGCGGGACAAAAGGGAACAGTTGGTTTAGTAATTCCCGAACGAGATATGCCATTTACAAAGGATGGTGTTAAACCGGATTTAATCATAAACCCTCATGCTATTCCATCACGTATGACAATCGGTCATTTAGTCGAATGTATAGTTGGAAAAGCATCTTCAATGTATGGCGGATTTACAGATTGTACTGCTTTTAATAATAAAGGTTCAAAGATAAAGGTGTTTGGTGAAATGTTATCAAAAGTAGGTTATCATTCAAGTGGTAATGAATTGCTATACAATGGTATGACTGGAGAACAAATCGAAAGTGAAATATTTATGGGTCCAAATTATTATATGCGTTTGAAACATATGGTAAAAGATAAGGTGAATTATCGTGCTCGAGGTCCAAATACACAATTAACTAGACAACCCGTATCTGGGCGTGCCAATGACGGTGGTTTACGTATAGGAGAAATGGAAAGGGATGTTGTAATATCAATCGGTGCGAGTGAATTCTTACGTGAGTCGGTAATGGATAGAGCAGATAAATACCATATAGCAGTTTGTAATACTACAGGTATGATGGCTGTTTATAACCCATCAAAGAACATTTTTATGAGTCCAATGGCAGATGGTCCACTGAAATTCACTGGTTCATTAGATGGTAAAGAACAACATTTGGAACAAGTAAGTAAGTTTGGACGTAGTTTCAGTATTGTAAATGTTCCTTATTCGTTAAAATTATTAATGCAGGAATTACAAACAGTTAACGTCCAAATGCGTCTAATTACAGACGATAACATCGACCAGTTAGAAAATATGTCCTATTCAAATAATATTAATCGTTTAACATTTAAAGATGAATTTTCTCCACAAGAAATAGTGAGAAATATGAAAGATAATTTGAGAACATCGAATGAAAAGAAAATACAAACACCAGTAGTAGAAGAGGAAGAGACTAAATCTGAAGAAAAGAAGACCCCCGAATCACCAGAATTTGCTCCAGGAAGCCCATATGTGCCCTCAGAGGACGAACCAGGACTATCTGAATCATTAGTAAAAGAAATTTATGGATCTCCTGAAACACAAAAATCTCCTGAATTTGCTCCTGGAAGTCCATATGTGCCTTTAGAAGACGAACCTGGACTATCCGAATCGTTGGTAAAAGAGATATATGGGTCACCGACCCCAGAAAAACCAGAATTTAATGAACTGTCTAATCAAGCTCGTGAATATTCCGTAGGTGAAGAAGTATTTTTCAGAGGTGATGATATACCAAACCGTAAATGGGTTGTAACTAATATTGGAGATAGATTTTTAAAGATAGAAACGAATACTCCTAGTAAGAATGATAGTGATATGGTAAAGTTAGTAACAGCTTTAGACATATATAAAATAGATGATTATGGTTCAATAAATAGTTCAATGACACCACCTCCACCTCCACCATCAGAAAGCCCAAGCCCAAGTCCAATGGGTGGTGGTGCAAAACCCATTTTTACTGGCGGAGTTCAACCTACATTCCAGCCACCAATTAATATCAAGATAATCAATAATGGAAATGATTTGTCTACGGGTAATGATGCGATGAATGAAGAAAATACATATACAAACGATCCAAATGAGTCAATTCAAGATATAAAACCAGAATTTAAACCAAAAGTAACAGAAACCATACCAGAAATACCAGTATCAGATAAAGGACCCGAAAAACTAGACTTTGATAATTTAGTTGTAAAGAAGGTATAAAATTGAAAATATAATAATATTATATAAAAGTATCAATTATTTATATAATATAGGATGTCAACTTCAAATAACCGTATTTTGAAACTTTTTAAATCTAGAAATACATTGTTAGAACAATTAGAACTATTATCATACAACATCAAAGACTATTTCGATTTTAGTATTAACGAAATAGATGCAATGAATAGTAATAATCAGTTAGATATGTTATTAACAAACGAAAATAATAATCGTAAAGCATATGTTAAATATTATTTAACATCAAAACAAATAAATCGCGCGAATTTAGACAACATAATAGAAGACTTATATAATATTGATAATGTCCTTACCAAAGATGATACATTGATAATTATTATAGAAGATGAACCAAATGATACTATTATAAATAAGGTTAAATATTTATACGATCACGATGGTATCTTTGTAATTATACATAACATAAATAGACTTCAATATAATATTTTAAATCATACATTCGTGCCAAAATGTGAAATTTTAGGAGATAATCAAATAAAAGAACTGAAAAAGAAATATAATATTATGAATTCAAAACAATTGCCAGAAATATCACGTTTTGACCCTCAAGCCCTAGTAATGTGTATTAGACCAGGAGATATTTGTGAGTTCAAACGAGAAAGTTCTACAGCATTAGATTACAATTATTATCGTGTTTGCGTATAAAAAATATAAAAATATAGTATAATATGACTAATACAAATATTCAGGTAGGATACAATCCTAAGGATTTTTTTTATCAGAATGCGATTCGTTCTGGTGATATGCCACCACAAAAGGAGTGTTCGGAGATTTTAAATAGTCCTTATGATAAATCAAAATGTCAAGGTGAAAAGTTTGTAAATAATAGAAAAGAATGTTTAGATAGAGAAGTCTGTCAAAATAAAGCATTAGCCGACATTATATTGAATATACAACAAACACATAGTGGTTCTGTAGGAAAATATGACGATTCTAAAAGTGTTTTTAACAAAGAATTATTCAAAACCGCAAATTTATCAATAGGCATAGTAGGATTGATGGTATTAATTTATCGTTTTAGAAAAGTATAAAATATAATATTATTATAAGTTAAATAATATTATAAATATGACATCAGAAGAAGATATTTGGTATAGAAACATTTCAAAAAATGATGAAGGGATTGATGTAAATGTAATGGATCTATTTGAAAAAGAAATCAAAGAAATTACTGCATCAAGTAACAATACAACTAATATTTTAAAAAATATAACCGATAATAATCCATTAACACAGTGGAGCACACGTTATGAAACAATAACATTAAACGATGATTTTTATGTAGATAGAAAGGTTACTAAGGGAGGATATTCAAGAGGTTCAATAGTAAAAGATGGTAGTAATAAACAAAATGTAAATGATTATTTAATGGGTATATACCAATCAAGGGACGCAGAAGACAGAAATTATAATGGAGAAATTAATGCATTAAAAAACACATTAAAAGACCTAGAAAAAAATGATTTAGATATGAATAAAAAAGATACAGATTTTCGTAAAACACAGTCTGTATATATTGGTAGTTCAAATAGTAATACTAAATACATAAAAGTATCAAACGATGCGATCGATACAGTAAATAAAAGTCTTAAAAATAGGTTCGATGACACCTTTAAATTAACACCTGTATTAAGCTTTATAAATAACAAATACTTTTATGTTAAAAGAACGGATTATGGTGGAGGTTGGGGTGATCGTAGTTTATCAGCAACTATATATGTAATTGATAGAGATGCTTTAAACAACTATAATAAACAAAAAGAACAGAAAAAGAAACAACAAGAAGAAGCTAATAAAATTAAAATAGATATAAGTGAGCTTGAAGCAAAATTAACTAGTAAAATTAACAATTTAAATAGTAAAATATCAAATAAACAGGAATACATAAATAATTTATCATTTAAAGTAAGAGATGATGGAAAATATACGGGAAATAAGCAAACAATATTGACAAATGGTTCTATTATAAAAGGAGAATGGATAGATATAATACTAAAAAGTAAATTATTAATAAATAAATACGAATTATTACCCGGTAAAAGAGAAGAAAATGGAAATTTAAAACCATTTCCCAAAGACTTCTATTTACTAGGCACAAATAATAATAAATGGGAAATAATTGATAGTCATTTTGATTATACTCCAGTGTATTATGATAATAATACACCAATACCATTTACACTAAAAAATAAGAAACGGTATCAACGTATACGTCTAGTAATTAGCTCATTAAATCCAAGTACTATAAATTATAATGGATTGGGTTCCTTATCTTTATCAATATTCAACTTATATGGAAATAAATGTTATACTGTGAATAAACTCTGCGAAACTTTCCAACCATATATTAATAAGAAGAATATGTCAAAGATTGAAGGCTTAACCATGATGGATGAAAATATACAAGTTTTAGAAGATTTAAAACAATTCAGTGAAAAGTATAATAAATATGTTACATGTAGCGATATAACATTACCAGAAAATATAAGAGCAGGCTGTAGTGATGAAGATAAAAACATAGATACAGTTAATAACGCTTATAATAAGTTAACCACGGAAAGTATTACAAAGTTACAAAATACACCCTTAAATAATTTTTCAACTGTAGCTGAATATGAAACAACCCATAACGAAATTATCAAAAAGCATAAAGAAATAGTTCCTTTACGAAAGGAATTGGATGAAAAATTAAGACAGTTGAATGCTGAAGAGGAATCAATGCTTAATGATTATAAACTGAAATATGATAACACAATGTATACTAGTTTAGTGTTATCGGTCGTATTAACTTCCTCATTATATTTCATTTTTAGAAAACTATAATAATGTAAATAATAGAGTTTTATATATTATTATAATATAAAGCAATGTCTAGTATAGTTCAAGCAATTCCATTAGAAAACGCATCATTAACCAGTATGTCTACTACAATATCAGATATGGAAACAAATGGAGATTATAACTATAATGGTAAATATGAAGTCAAAACCTCATCATATTACAGCGATGATACATTAGGATTTAATGCTTTTAATAATGATGATAAATATTGGGAATGTGATAATATAAATAATCCTAATAATATTCAAGGAACACGTTCATATCCAAGTTATACACAAAAATCTTATTCAGGAACAACACCATCAAGCTATTTAGGCGGAGGTGCTGATAATAATAATAACAAATGGTTTACAAGAGTAGGACCAAATGAGAATAAAACAGAAATAGAAGGAGAATGGATACAAATTAAATTACCAACACCAATATATTTAAGTAAATATTTATTAAGAACTCCTACATTTCAAGCAATAAATACATTTCCTGTAAAATTTACATTAGTAGGTTCAAATAACGGAGACCAATGGGATTATATAGACCAACAATTAGTGAATGATTTACCATCACAAAATGAACCAGAAAAGATGTTTGCGGTGACTAGTTATAATAAATATTCTTATTTTAGATTAATAGTAACTGAACTGTATACTGGTAACCATAAATTACGTCTCAATATGATTAAATTATACGGAACTCCTATATTGAATGATGTAGAAGTAAGTACCGAAACTTTTATAAATCTTAATAGATCAATGGAATGTAGTGTTAAAAAATATAACAAAAAAACTGAAAAAGGATTAGAAGGAGCAGATTTTTATAGACCCACTTATAGTAACTACAATAATCCTACTATTGAAAATAAAAAAATAAAAAATAAAATGGTGAATAAAGAAAATAACTTATTGGGTTTAGAAATAACCGCTGCTGAAGATGTATTGTTGTATACAGGAATATTTACAGGTGTATTTATAACAGGTTTGTTTATCCATAATATGATAAAGCGATAAAATTATATTATCCATTTATAGTATAATATAATAAATATGAGTGGAACAAATAAACAAAATGACATACCACCAATAACTGGAAATTTGAATACTATAGGACAAAATTTACGTGATAGCATAAATACTGCTGTTAATAATTTTAAAATTACATATATGCCTCTTGAAAATAATAGTGTATCCAAATTGGAAGGAGGTTGTTACATAAAAAATGAAGAAGAACCCCCTATGACTATGAATAAAGTTGATAATTATATTCATACAGAAGAAAGTTGTAAGTTAAATGCTGCAGTAAAACAACATAATTATTTAAAGAATGCTTCTACAGGAGGACAACAAAATCGTGTATACTATTCTTTAGTAGAAAATGATAAGCAATTAACTTCACAAGGGTTTTATGATTGCTATGTTAGTGAAC